GCTGCAACGCTCCCGACGATGGTGGTTTCGATTAGGTTCACTTCTTGACCTTTACTTTATCGATTGTCATCCAACCAACTGACAACAAGGTGATTAATGCACCGATAATCTCTTGCAAAGTTTCGGTGTCCAAGAGGCCCTTAGCGACGAGGGTTCCACCGATGAAGGTGAGAAGGTGGCGAAGTAAAGCGATGACTGCTGATTTCATAAAAGGGAGTTTTGGGGTTTCGGGGTTGCGTTTGCGAAAGAGTTTCATAAAGATTTGTGTTCGTTGTAGTCCTCCGTGTACTGCTCGTCCCATCCTGCGAAGGTGTGGATTCCGACTGGTTCGGGCCAAGTTTGATCCTTCGTCCAGTTCTTCGGTTCGTCGCCTTCCCATAGAATGTCAACGCACCAAGCCTTTGGATTTGCAGGGTTGATATGTCCGAGTTCAAAAACTGTGCGAGGCTCGACCTCCGAGTCGTTAATGGTTCGGAAATCAGCGTAAACTGCGAATTCGTATTTTCGGAAGGTAGCCATTAGGTCGTAAGGGCAGCGAGTTGAGCGTTGGTGAGCCTTGTGGTGTAGAGGGCAACGGCGCGGATGCGGTCGTTGAAATATGCTCCTGTTGATGTTGACCCAATAGCGACGGAATTCGGCCCAATAGCAAAAGAACGAACATCCGTGTTTGTAACACCAACTTGGGAGCCATTAAGATATAGGGCAGTATCTCCTGACTTGTATCCGAAGGCAATCTTGCTGACACCGTTTGGAACGGCAACGTTTAAGAATGTGGTATTTTGACTGTTGGCCCTCCACCTTACAGTGTAAGTATTGCCCCCTCCTTCTTTACGAATCCAAACCTCATTGTTTGCGTCTGCAAAAAGCCTTGTAACATATCCTTCGGAATAGGATGTTTGCAGCGTATTAACAACCTCCGCATAAATCGTTCCCTCCGTCTGCCCGATGCATCCGCTTACTGCGCCTGATACGCTTATCACGTCTGCGTTGCGTGTTGCCGATGCGGTTGTTGTGGGGATGTAGGAGGTGGCAACGGAGCCTGTTTCGGTCTGCGCTCCCCAGCCGTAAAGGACATCCGTAGTTGTGCCAGTAAAGGTTGGAAGCCTTGTCGCTCCGCTTGTTTCAATTAACGCAATGGATATACCATTGTTCGTGCCATTGCTTATGCAAGTGTTCGTGCATCTGCATCGATACCAACCATTCCCGTAATTTTCTATCCCTGCCGTTACCGTTGAACCTGTTACAAGGGCAACTGTTCCAAGTTGCAGGTCAAAATTCGCAAAGGTGTTCGCAGCAAACCTTAATAGGGGCCAAGCAATTTGAATATACCTTCCAGCATTGCCCACTCCCTGTTTGAAAAATGCGGATGCCGTGTAAACCGTTCCGCTTGTAAAACTTATCGCAGAGTCGCTTCCTACTTTTATATGCGACGTGTTCCCACTCGTTGGACTGATTGCGTTGGCCGTGTTCGTACCTAACGGATCAAGCGTTCCTGTGGTCGCTGACACGGTTGTAACATTTGCCGTTGCGTCATCACGCCAACCATTTGCAAGCCAATTTTGGCTTTGAACAACCACATTCGTCCCACTCGGCTCCACCAAGAGTGCAGGGCATCCACCGCCAAGAGGATAGTCCAACCTCGGAATCCCCGAAGCCACAACCTCAATCAATCCGCTTGCGTTGACCCTTGTTGCAGTCGTTGCACGAGTGACATTGAAGTCGCCCGATGCACCAAGAACCACACCGCCCGAAGTCGTTGCCAAGGGTGTGTATAGTTTGCCCGTTTTAAAACGAGCAGGGACAAGGATAAGCGATGGTGTCGGCATTCTTAGAAATTGTAGATGACTGCAAATCGATTGAACAGGCATCCATCAACGGCAGCCTCGGCAGCGATTGCACCGTCAGCCGTAGCCCTTGCGTTAAACAAGGCCCACACCCCAGCAGCGACTCCACCTTGGAGCATTGATGTCGGGTAGCCGTAGCCGTAGCCGATTAGCATCTTACAGGAAGGTGTAACCGATGACTGAACCTGCGCTTGGAGTAACGGCCGTAATCTTGCCTCCATTGCGACCGCTGATAACGATGCCAGCGGATATGGATGCGCCCGAAAAGTTGTAAGCGGTTAGCAGGTTCTCACTTCCAGTTCCGGTTAAAGTTGTGAAGGTCGCAGCGGTGTTGACTACCAAGAAGTCGTAGTTCTTCCCGGTAACGGTTCCGTTGATAAACTCCATCGTACCACCTTGGCCGAGCATTTGTTGCAATATGGGTGTAGGCATAATTTGCTTTTAGTATAAATGTAGATTAGGTCGGAATTTCACAAACCGAGTGTCCGTAAGGGATTTCAAAAGTCATCGTCGCCTGCCACCCTGCGGTGCGGTCATCTCGGCTCTCTACGAACCTCGTAAGGCTCACGCTGGATGAGAGGGTCCAGTCCTCGTTCGGGTCGTTTGTGAGGCTTGAAATGAAGTCCTGTGCGATTTGTAACTGGTCGCTTAGGACCTCGTCCTCGTTGTCCTGCCAACCCAGCGTAGGGCTGCCCGAAACCACTCCGCCCATCGGCTTAATGGATTCAACACGGTCAGAAAAGTAAACACCAACCACCAAGTCCAAAGTACCAGCGTCAGTAGTTGCAGACTGAACGTCCGCAAAAACGAGCGGATAGACGATGCGCTCACGGCTTGGGGTTCGAAGATTGATGGTGTTGTCCGTGCCTACCGCAAGAGGGTCGCCCGTCCCGAAGGAGTTGACTTGAGGATGAGCATTTGCAAGGTCCAGCAGGGCTTGCTTGATTTTTATCCAAGACATAGGCTTGTAGTTTCAGTATGTTTTTTTTGTGTGCGCCCATCGTTAGCAGTCATTACACGCCCCGAATTGACCGTAGGGGTAGGTGTAGTCCAAGTTGCTGATTCCCATCCTTCGGTTGCGGTCCAAGACCATCCCGGTGCGATAGTTGGTTGCGTTCGGGTAGATGGTGTCAAGAGCAGAAGGAGGCGAGTTCCACAAGGGATAGGAGTTGCGGTTCTCCATCAGGTACCGGGTAATCCGCTCGGAATACCACTCCGCATCATTCTTGACCTTATCGGTCAGCCGTGTGATTTCTTCCATGCTCATTTGGCTTGATTCCTCGCTCGTTCTACGGACCATGCCCTTGTTCATGTACTTGAACGCTAAGACCATGGGTAACTCGTAGTAGAGCCATTGAATCATAGCCGGCTGGATGTAGTCCTCCAAGAGCGTTTGGTTGAGCGCAGACGTTGAACCGCTGACGACCTGCGTAACCAATTCCCCATACAACGGAGAGCCAACGATGGGCTGAATCCGCATCTCTTGGACCTTGACAACCGTAGGACGGATTTGGGTGTAGGATACGTTCTCGTTGATGATGCTATTGTCCAGCAGCGTTTCTTCGCTTATGAATAGTGCCTTCATGCCTTCGTGATTTTATTGCCTTTGCGGATGACGAGTTGCTGCTCCCATACATGGCGACATTGGGGGCGATTCACTCCGCTGGGCGTGTGATACCAACCACCCCTCCTGTTCCAAACGGAGTAGCCCATAATTGCAGAAATCCCGTCGATGTCGTCCCTCGTGTAAACCTTGCCTTGCCCGGCTAAGTCAAGCATCACTTTGCAGAACTCACGGCTGGAACCTTTGTCCTTGTTGCTGAATCCTGTCGCCCATGCGTATTTGTAGCGGACTTCCAAGACTGGCTCGGCAACTTCCTTTACGTTCTTGGGAAGGTTCTGCTCGGCAATCTTGTCCACGGCCCGGCTGATTGGGTAGCGGTCCTTTGTAATCAAATAGGCGACTCGCTTGGCGACCTTCGCCTTGCTGACCCCAAACTCCTTTGCCATTTCTTCAACCGATGCATCCCGGTTCTTCTTGCGATAAGCCTCAATCTTCAGGTCCAATTCTTTCTCTTCTTCGCCCAGTTCGGCAAAGGCCAACCGTATGTTTTCGTCTATGTTGGAGTCAAACCGCATCGGCTTGGAGTGCATCACATGGTATTCGTCTGCATGGCATCCGAACTTGCTTGCAACCACTTCCAATACCTTGAACTCTTCGTCGCCCCATCCGTAATCTTCGTCGTCATCTTGACCCCAAGTCGGTTCGCTAAACTCTTGGGCCTGCACTCCGAGCATCGTGTCAATCTCTTGGGATGACAAACCGAACCCTGCTGATAGCATGGTCCGAGCCATTTCCAAAGTGATTTTCTCTTGCATATACTGCCTGACAATACGCATCAGGTTTTGATACTCACGGCCTGACAACTTCTTGATGTTGTCATTGCTCGACAACTGCTCCACGGCTTGCGGTTGCTCGTCGGGTTGGGGGTTAGGCCCAACTACATCGGCAGGTTTCTCCAAAGGTTGCAGACCTGCCTTTTCCCGAAGTTCGTCTTGGGTCATAATCTGCAACAAGGCTTGCTCGCTTAGTCGCTCTGTGATGGGTTCAACGGGAATCAGTTCCATCCCTTCCACGCCATTGAAGGATCCCAAGTAGTTGATCATCCGCTCCACTTTGCGGACCCGGTCGTTGACGTAGGTGGCCTTGAATAGTTCGTAGGCCTCGACCAATTCGTTGCGTCCACCCAGTTGGCCTTCGGTCTTCACCCCGAATAGTGCGGGGTTGGTTACACGATGGGAGATAAAGATTTCTTGCTGAATTGCTTTGTTCAAGATTTCGAACTGCTTGTCCATATCGCTTGGAGTTAGCGGTTCAAGTGTCGGAGCCTTTGCAGCATCGTCGTTAAACGTAACCACAAAGCGACCAGCGTTGTCGGTTCCCGAAAACTTACGCTTGATTTGCCTCTCAATGTCGCCCTGTTCTTCGGGGGTCGGGATGCCGTTGTTGAAGTTGATCAGATATCCACCCCAAAAGTTGTTGCGGAGGTTGTTGTTGTGGAAGTTGGCGACCTGTACGTCTGCCTCAATCCAAGCATTGCCTCCGATGTATTCGGGGAGAGGATAGTGCTTTACGCCTGCTGCGTAGACCCTGTAATAAAACAACTGCTTTCCGAGGCGATTCTCCGGGTCGAATGCAGGAATCTTTTCGATGTCCCCGACCTTCGGGAACAACTGCATCATGTCGTCGTTGTACCAGTCAGCAACTTGAAACATCTTCTCCTCTTTGTCCACCCTGATTTTCTCAAAGGGGACGTGTTCCATCTTGGCGATGGTCCCAAGTTTGGACCAAGTAACCGCAACCGCAAATCCGTTGAATAACTCCAAGTCCAAGACCAGTTTCTCGGTGATGTCGTTCAGATCCTCCGTGCTTGACATTCCGTCAAAAAACTTGATGAACCGGGCCTCTTGCTCAACGGTCAGGTTGTCGCCTGCCTGCCATCCACCGCCCATGATGTAGTTCACCTTGCCGTTGACAATGGCGTTGTGCTTGGAGGACCTGCGATAGTTGTCCAGCAGGTAGTATGGGTACTCGTTCGCAAAGCCGTAGGTGATGTACTTGCCGGACCTGTTTTCCAACATGACTGGCACCTTATGCTCAATCCCAAGCCATTGGGTGAAGTGCTGCGTTGACTTGCTCATAGCGTTGTAGCAGTAAAGTTGAGGGACTGAATCGTGATGGCTTCGGCTGAATCGATG